GAGAACCGGTTACAGATCGTAACCAGTTGCCACCAAAAGAGACCGCCACTCGCCGGCAACGGGAGCAAACAGGCATGCAGGTGATTGCAAGCGCACTGCACGGTAGCCGCCGGGATACTCGGGTCATCAACCCGGCGAACATTGACTGATCCAATTACGGCGAATCTGCCGCAATTGCTAGATGTATACGGCAAAAGTGGCGTATCTGCGCCGTTTGCTTGCCAAATAGTGCAAATGTGAGCCATCCATGCCAGACAACCCCGACAACCCGGAAGTATTCATCCGGGACGGGGAGGTATGGATTCCTGACGGCCCGGCGCTATGCGCGCGGATCGACGCGGTTTACCTGTACTTGTCAGAGGGCGACCTGTGGGCCGGGGTGCCGGGCATCGGTGACGACCTGGTGCGCAACCTGCTGGCCGAGCCCGAGTCGGACGACAAGCCCCGACTCGCGTCCGTGAAGTCGATCAAATAACCACACGCCCGCCACGGCGGAGAAAGGAAGCCGCATGCAAATTCCAGAGGACGTCACGACAGAACTCGCCAAGGCATCGCCGGCGGTAGGGGTAGGTGCTTTGACCATTTTTGGCGTGTCGCTTCCGGATATCGTGCAACTCGCGGCACTTTTCTACACGCTCGGGCTGATCATCCAGCAGGGCTATCGTCTGTACGGCTGGTGGCGCGATCGCCGTGCCCGTCAACAAAGGTAAGTCCGGCATTGCGCTGGGTGCCTTGCTGATGGTTGCCGCCCCGCTAATTGTCCACTACGAGGGCAACGTGCCGCACACTTACGCCGATGTGAACGGCGTGGCGACTGTCTGCGCTGGCGAGACCGGATCCGACGTGACATGGGGCATGCAGTTCACCATGCAGCAATGCCTAGCGCGGCTGGACAAGCGCCTGGCGATCGAGTGGGGCAAGTTCGAGCCGTGCATTCAGCGACCCATCACGATGAGCCAAGCCGCCGCGCTGGCGAGCTGGGAGTGGAATGTGGGCGTGACAGCGGCGTGCGAATCTTCGTTGATGCGCAAGCTCAATGCGGGCCAGCCGCCTGCCGTGTGGTGCGCTGAGTTGCTGCGCTGGACCTATTCAGGCGGACGGCAGCTCAAGGGGCTGGCTATTCGCCGGGCCGGTGAATACAAATTGTGTGTGACGCCATGACAGCCATCCTCGCGAAGGTCCCGATGTGGATTTACATCCTGCTGTTCGCCGCGTGCGTCATCGGCGTACAGCAGTGGCGCATCCATCACTACCGAGCGCAAGCCACGGCGCTGCAAAGTGTCGCCAACACGCTGCACGAAGCCAATCAGACCAATGTGGCAACGATCGTTGCCCTGAAGGCAACAAACGACAAGTGGGCGCGCGACAACGCTGCGAACCTCGCCAACGCGAAGGTCTACGCCGATGCGGCGCTGGAATACGCCAAGCAGCAGCAAGCGGCGGCTAAATCCGCCAACGAGAAACTGAAGGCACTGTATGCACGCGATTCCGTGGCGAAGGCTTGGGCTGATGTGGATTTGCCCGCTGATGTTGTTAGCGTCCTGCGCGAGCAAGCCGGTAGTACGCACTGAGACGGTCACCGTACACACGCCGGTCTATATCGCGATACCTGCCGAGCTGACGCAGATCTGCACGGTAGCGCTGCCGCAAGTGTGGAAGAACAGTGCGCTGGCTGATTACGCGATCCTTCTGTCTATCTGCCTGAACACCGTCAACAATCAGCTATATAGCATTTCCAAGCTACAACCGAGGACAACCCCATGATCGTATTCGCCCTGATCCTTCTGGCCGTCATCGTCGGAGGCTATGTCTACTTCGCGCGCAAGGTCAAGCTGTCCACGCCGGTAGTGACACCGACCGTGCCCGCACCCAAAGAGTAGCCATGCAATGCATTGAGCCAGCCCTTATTCCGCTGGTGTGGCCCGATGCCATCAGGGCGCTTGCGCCCGCTATCGAGCTGGGCGGGGAATACACGCACCAGGCCGTACACGACGCGCTGCGCGACGGCAGCATGGTCCTGTGGGCCTGTGCCGATGCCTACTCAGTGACTTCGTGGGCGCAGTTCCCGCGAGGCCGCACCGCTTACGTGAAATGGGTAGCTGGCGAGAACACACCCGCATGGCTGGCTGACGCTAACCGCGCCTGGAACCAGTGGGCGCTCGACATGGGTTGTACGCAGATCCGCATGTCAGGCCGCAAAGGCTGGGCGCGGCTGATACCCGATGCTGACAACGACGTAATGCTGCGCCGGATGCTGAACAGAGACCACACATGACCGAGCTTGGCCGCACAACCCGCTGCTATGTCTCGGGCTACAACAGGACGCGAGTTCACGCGACGCGCATGTTTCTGGGTGAGTCGCGCCAGTTGGTCGCTGACTTCAACGGGGCGATTCCCAAAGGCTCGCTGATCGTCTCGGCCACGTGGAAGCTGGAAGTGGGCGGCGTCGTCAGCATCAGCAATGCGGAGATCGCGACCGACCAGCGTTCAACCTCTGTGCAGTGCGCCACGATCTTTCAAGGCTGCATCGCCATGCGCTGCATAGCGACGCTGGACGACGGCGGGACGCTGACCCAGCAGTTCGGCATAGCCGTGCCGTCCGCGCCTTACTACGGCGATCCTGTGGGCGCTCAGGGTGCGTTGGAACTGACAGTGAGTGCGTGATGGGAAGGCCGACAGACTACCGCGAAGAGTATTGCGAGCTTGTGCTAGCGCTTGGCGAGGAAGGCAAAAGCCACACGCAGATTGCCCGCAGCCTCAAGGTAGCTAAGTCCACTCTCTACCTGTGGCGCGACACTCACCCCGAGTTTTCGGACGCATTAACGCGTGCGAGGGACTTGGCTCAAGCATGGTTCGAGGACATCGGCCAGTCCGGCCTTGTGATGCCCGGCTTCAACGCCTCGCTGTGGGCAAAGCAGGTCTCCTGCCGATTCCGCGACGACTACACCGACAAGCAGCAGACGGAGATATCTGGCGGATTGACGGGCCTGACGGTGACCTTTGTCAAGCCCGATTGAGTTCCCGGCCAAGCTGCAATGCCTGTTCGAGCCGCATCGCTACAAAGTGTTTCACGGTGGACGAGGCGGCGCGAAGTCGTGGGGTGTTGCACGTTACCTGCTGATCGACGGCGCACAAAAGGCGCAGCGGTTCCTGTGCACCCGCGAAGTGCAGAAGTCGATCAAGGATTCAGTCCACAAGCTGCTGAGCGACCAGATCCAGGAGATGGGTCTCGGGTCGTTCTACGAGGTGCAGCAGACCGTCATCAAGGGAGCGAACGGAACGGAGTTTCTCTTTGCCGGCCTGAGCGACTTCACGGCTGAGTCGATCAAGTCATTCGAGGGCGTCGATAAGGTTTGGGCCGAGGAAGCCCAGGCCATTAGCAAACGTTCGTGGGACATCCTGATACCGACGATCCGCAAGGATGGGTCAGAGATCATTGTCACGCTGAACCCTGAGCTGGACACGGACGAGACCTACGTCCGGTTCATTGCCTCGCCGCCGCCCGATTCGGTGGTGGTGCAGGTCAATCACGCCGACAACCCGTGGTTTCCGCCTGTTCTGGAAAAGGAACGGCTGCATGCGCTGGCCACGATGCCGCGCAGCGACTACGACAACATATGGGAAGGCAAGTGCAAGCCTGCCGTATCCGGAGCGATCTACGCCGAGGAAGTGGCGGCAGCGTTCGAGTCCAACCGCATCACTGACGTTGCCTACGATCCGTCGATGAAGGTTCAGGTGGTGTTCGACCTTGGCTGGAACGACGCAATGAGCTTGATCCTCGTGCAGCGCCATCTGTCCACGCTGCGAGTCATTGAGTATCTGGAAGGCTCGCACAAGACGCTGGATTGGTGGTCGGACGAGCTGAAACAAAAGCGGCTCAATTGGGGCATGGTCTATCTCCCGCATGACGGCGCCCACGGCGACTACAAGACCGGCAAGAGCGCCAAAGAGATCATGGAGTCTCTAGGCTGGGACGTGGAGACACTGCCTCGCCAGCCGGTCGAGACGGGCATCAGAACGGCGCGCATGGCGTTCGGACAGGTCTACATCGACAAGGTCAAGGCATCGCGCCTGGTCGAGTGCCTGAAGCGCTACCGGCGCAACGTGCCGACGACGACGGGCGAAGCATCAACCCCGCTGCATGACGAATACAGCCACGGTGCCGACGCCTTTCGTTACATGGCGATGGTGGCCGAGCGCATGAGCAACGACGAAGCGGCAACGATACCTGTCGATTACCCGGTGGATTACTGATGGCAAAAGAGATTGATCCGCTGGTCGAGATGCGCAAGCGGTACGAGCGCGCCAAGGAGCAGACGCTCGAATCGTATGACCGTGCGTTGCAGGACATCAAGTTTGTCGCTGTGCCCGGCCACCAGTGGGACAGCAAGCTCAAGACGCGGCGTGGTGATCGCCCGTGCTACGAGTTCCCCAAGCTGCTAGGGCACACGCGTCAAGTCATCAACGAAATGCGCCAGCAGCGACCGCAAGGAAAGGTGCGCGGCGTCGAGGAATCGGATCAGGCGCTTGCCGAGATCATGCAGGGCATGTGCCGCAACATCGAGGACGTGAGCAACGCGTCGCAGGCGTATGACATCGCGTTTGAGGCGGCCGTTCAAGGCGGCTACGGTGTGTGGCGTGTTACCACGGCGTATTCGGATGAGGGTTCCTTCGATCAGGACATCTTCATCACGGCCATTCGCAATCCGTTCTCGGTGCGATTTGACCCCGCCGCCGTCAAGATCGACCGGCGCGACTCCAACTTCGTGTTTGTCGAGGAGCTGATTCCCGAATCCGAATACGAAGCGAAGTACGGCAAGGACATCAAGGACTTCGACGACGACACGTCGGCCAAGGACTGGCGCGAGGCCGGACAGGTTCGCATTGCGGAGTATTGGTACAAGAAGCCCGTCAAGCGTCGTCTGTTGGCGCTGTCCAGTGGTGACCAAGTCTTTGCCGATGAGCTGGCGTCTGACGGCGTGGCCGTGACTGACGTGGACGCACTGTTGCAGCAGAACGGGCTAACGATCGTCAAGGAACGCGAGGTCGAGTCGCACAAGGTCTGCATGCGCATGACCAATGGCGCGGAGTTCCTGACCGAGGAAAGCGAGTTCCCCTGCCAGTACATCCCTATTGTTCCAGTGTGGGGCAACATCCAGAACATCGAGGGTGTTGACTACTGGCAAGGCATGGTGCGCCAGAACAAGGACCAGCAGCGCCTGCACAACGTGCACCGCACCGCGATGACCGAAGCGGTCGCCAAGGCACCGAAAGCGCCCTATATCCTCAAGATGAAATGGATAAAGGGGCTGGAGAGCTTCTGGAACCGAGCCAACGCCGAGGACTACCCCTACCTGCCGGTCAACGACAACGCGGAACAAATGCCGGAGCGCTCCAAGCAGGCCGAAGTTCCCGCCGCGCTTATGCAGCTTGCCCAGCTGGACAACGAAGACATCAAGGCATCGACCGGGATATACAACGCCAGCCTTGGCGCGCAGTCAAATGAAACATCGGGGCGTGCCATCAATGCCCGCAAGGCGCAAGGTGCGGTCTCGACGTTCAACTACATCGACAACCTGAACTATTCGATCCGCTATACCTACGAGATCCTGATCGACATGATCCCGCAGGTGTACGACACGCCGCGCGCTGTCCGCATCCTGGGTGCCGATGGCGGCGAGAAGTGGAAGCAGCTTTACCAGACCGTGCAAGACCCGCAGACGGGCCAGCCGGTGATGATTAACGACATCAGCAAGGGCAAGTACGACGTCGCGGTGACGGTCGGCCCGAGCTACGCGACGCAGCGCATGGAGTCGGTGGACGCCTTCACGCAGCTTGCGGGCCAGATCGGCCCCATCTCGCCCACGGTCGGCATGTTGCTTGCCTATCAGGTGCTCAAGAACCTGGACCTGCCCGGATCGGAGGATGTCTCCGACGCCTTCCGCCATCAGCTTGTGTCGCAAGGCTTGTTGCCGCCCAAGGAAGGCGAGAAACCGCCGCAACCGCCACCGCCTGATCCGCGCATCGAGGCTGAGGTGGGCAAGATCAATGCGGAAGCCGGTCGCGCGCAGGCCGACGCACAAAAGACGCAGGTCGAGACGCAGCTCATGCCTGCACTGACAGCGGCCAAGGTCGGCCAGAGTCAGCAGGCAGCGGCAAGCGATAACGTCCAGGCCATCAAGCAGTATCACGAGATGCTGCTGCAAGGTCAGCGGATCGACAGGATCCCCGACAACACACCCAGCATCGATGCCGCCAACGGCATGCAAATGCCAGCGGCTGGGGACTTCCAGCAACAGTAACACGCCCTGATTCCAGGGCCAGCGCATCGCCCGCTTAGGCGAAACCCGAGAGGATGACATGTCCGAAGAAAGCACCGTTGTAGACGGTGGCGACGAGGCGTTGCCCGTTGCCGTGGAAACCAAGGCACCGCGAAACGATGCCGAGGCCGAACAGATCGAAAGCGCCAAGCCGACAGAGGCGCAGCCCGAAGCGCCCAAGCCCGAGGACAAGAACGACGGCGAGGAAAAGCGCAAGAACCGCACCAAGGCGTACATCGACCGCATCAACCGCGAGAACGCCGAACTACGCGCCCGCGTGGCTGAGCGTGAGCATGCCGCAAGCCGCGCAGCACCCGAACCGGCACAGGGCGAGCCGACCATCGATCAATTCAACTGGGACATTCAAGCGTTCCAGCGCGCCCACACGCAGTGGGCATTGCAA